GCTTGAAGATGTTGGCTGACACTTATGATGTGGCCAATGCTTCGCGGTATAACGGTATGATGTCTGATGCCGCTGGTTTTTTGCGTGTTGGTTTTGAGCAGCTCTACTTGTATTATCAGCCTCCGCCTTCAGGCTCTGGCGTATGGTACAGGGTGGGTCTCAATGACACTGAAGTTTACGATGATCCTGTGAGTTTTGCCTTGCTTGGGCTATACATCTATGATGGCTGGAGCGTCACTTGTCAGCGTGTCTACAATTCTATTCAGTCGATCAGAGCTAGCGGGCAGTATCCAGCTTATTGGCCTGAAGTTTGTTGGCCAGGTTACATTGATGTGGTGACAAGGTTTCCAGCATGCGCCTATTATGACGCTATAACAAGTGGGATCCTGTGGAAAGTCCGCAAGGAGAGAGATCCTCCAAGCTTCAAGTTAGCTTATGACGTTGTCGCAAAATATAGCGATGAATTTCTCTATTGGGGGCCCATATTTACTGACTTTAGTCCACTAACTCCTCAAAAGGCAATGTCTGGCGTTACTTGGCTGGCAAGGATGTTTCTCAATTACACGGAGCCATTGACAAGGTTCACGCAAATCTTAAACAGTAACGGCGAAGCAATTTTGCTGTATCCTATTCGTCAGGCTGTTGAGACTGTTAGTTATGGCGAGCCTTTGGATGTTTTGGCGATTGTTTCGCCTGTGAGAGTTGAAGAGGTTCTCCTTGAGGCTGGATATCTGCTTTATGACTATCTTGCCTTCTACACTTTTGTGCCAGTGCGCAATCATGACAAGATTCGGCGAAAGGGCGAGGACTACGAGGTTCAAACCCTACAGCCGTTCACCTATGAGAATCAAACAATTTATTTCAAATCGGTTGCTAGGAGGCTTCTGGCCACTTGAGCGATCTAGAGCTAGAGAATCCTGTGACTACTCTTTTACGATTGATTAAGACACGAATTCGCGTCATAAAAGATAATGGTGCAGTGGCTAACATTCTTTCAACTGTTGAGGCTTATGATCGGGAAGTTTTGAAGCAATATGATGGGCAAATTACTTTAGGTTTAGAAAGTAGTGAAGACAAGAAAATAAGTCTTGACGGTAGCCTTAGACGCCGTAGCATGCTTTTCAAATGTAATAGCTGGACCATGGACAGAAGCGCTCCTGGTGCGGATGCTGGCAAAGTCATGAGAGATAAGATAACTGCCCAAATCAACGCCATAATCCGTGAGAATCGGAAATTACCTTTTCAGACGGTTTATAATTTCAGTGGTTTAGGATATCCGTCAGGGGATCCGCACAAAGCCTTTGCTGCAGGTGCAGCCACTGAGCTCGCGCCTTCGAGCACTTCTTGGGCTGAGCTCACAAACCTGGAGTATCAGAAGTTATGGTCCAGCGACGATGTCCGCCACAGCAAAAGCGTGAGCGTTAACGGCCAATATGGCTTGATGTTGTTCAAGTTTAAGCTGGACCCACGGGAAACTTGCGTCAAGAAGATAGTTCTCAGCTTCGAGGGTTATGGAACGGCTCCGGCAGGGAATGGAGTTACTATCAAACTTTGGAATCACGCTGCGTCAGCGTGGCAGCAGGCCCAGACTGGAAGTGGGAGTGGAGACGAAACGATCACTATTACGATCTCCGCCAATTGGCCTGATTTCATCGATTCGAATGGCTATGTCTGGCTTCTGGCTAGGACCACGAATCCTAGCAATGGCTCTACGCCTGCGGTTCTCTACTGCGATTTTGTGCAGTGTACGATTCAGGTTTATGGGATTACTTATTGTGACATCGTGAGTTATCGAAATATTGATGTCACTGACGTTAAGCCGTACCTTTTCAGAACAGAGTTTATTCTGAAGGGATGGCTGTTTGAAACAATCGTTTTGTCAGGGTTATAGGAGGAAAAATGAAAGATGAGTTATCCGTATGGAGCGCATGAAACAAAAATCTTCTATGTTGAGGAGTCTTCCGGCTATGGTGTTACACCAACGAGCCCAGTGTTCTTTGGCGTCAAGGCTGAAAGTGTAGAATCACCATTAGACCCAGGGCTAATTAAAGTCCGTGGTATCGGGTCCAGAGACTTGCAGATGCTTAAGAAAGGCTTGAGACAAATTGCATTGAAAATTGCCTATCCTCTGCCAAGTGATGCTCCAATAAATCTTCTTCTGCACGTTCAGACGTTGAACAGTTTGTCATTGGATTTGATTTATGAAAAGTCTGGTGCTATTATTGACCTGTTGCATACTGGTTGCCGTATCGACAAAGTAAATGTCGAATTTAGCATTGAAGACGTCATTAAAGCGACTATAGACGTTATTGGCAAGGATGTTTTGGTTAGAAATGCTCATGTTACTGGCGCAACATATTTGGATTATGCTGGAGCTGTCGATGAAAGCTATGTACAAAGAGGCAATGCGGATGGGTCGGGTCTTGTCGACGTGGGTCGGGTCTCAGATTGGAAATTTACGATTGAAAACAATTTGAAACGTGTTCCTGTGATCCGTCAGAATCAGTTTAGTCTCTTGACTGGTACTGCTGCTTCTGGCCAGAAAGTCTGTGCGGTTGCTGATGGTACGAAATTTCAGCCAGGTGACATGGTGAAAATTCAAGATGATAGCGCAAGCGAATGGAATATAGTCAATTCAATCTCTACTAACAACTTGACTATGCTGAACAATCTTGTTAATACTTATACTGTTGCAGCAAATGGGAAAGTGACGTCGTATCTAAGCCATGTATTGAAGTATTTGCCAGTGAGACACCGCAACAACCTTGGAGAATTAACCTTTGATTTTGAGAGCAAACAGGAATTTGACGATGTTATCAACGATAGCGAATTTAGCCTCAAATTTGGGCTCGGTGGAAGCAGTAGTGCCGTATTCAAATATTGCAAGTGGGAAAGGGTCAATCCGCCAACTAAGATTGAAGACCTTGTGTATTTGAAGGCGCCGTTTGTGGCGCGCGATGTTTTCATTAGTTGAGGTGTTTGACATGGCAAAAGTTGAAGGCTTGGAAAATTTTGGTCGAGAAGCTGAGATGCGGAAGAAATGGATGCAGATGTGGGAAAAGCTTGGGCAGCGTATTTTGAAGTTTCCTAAGTGGATGCAAGATATCGTGCTCGAGGACATTAACACGGCGATTAGGAATCGAATTGCAACAATGGAGATGATTCAGAATGCGAAAAGAAGAAATTAACCTAGACAATCGGTTCGGCGACGAATACAAAGGTAAATACGTTTTTCAGGAGATCACTTGGGCAAAACGTAGCCACATTATCCAAAAATATACTAAGTATAGTAAGCTATCCGGGCAGGTTGAGAGCAGCGATTTTGTTGCCATCCAAGCTGAAACAATCTTTGCTAGTCTTAAGGAGCAGCCGCAATCTAAACCTGTATCACTTGAAAAGCTTCTCAGCGAGGACTCCGGAGTTCCGACTGAACTTGGTGAATTATTCTCAAAGATTGTCAACGAGTTGAATGGCATAACACATGAGGATCTACGTTTTTTATTGGAGCAATTAGACGAGGAAAGCCGAGCCAAGATCTTCTTGAGTTTCGGCTATGCAAAGAATTTGGCTGGACCCCAAAACAGCTCGCAAAACAGCCAGCAAAAACAATCCAGCGATTCATTGTGATCCTCAATGAAATAGATCGTCAAGTGGAGGAGGAAACAGAGAAGGCAAAGCGGGAGGCAAGGCGCAATGTCAGTTGAGGGAGATATCGAAGTTTTCGGAGTTGAAGAATTAAAGCGGAAATTTGAGCGATTAGACTTAGCCATGCAAGAGCGGATTCACGACAAGCTTGTGGAAGGAGGCCTGGTTTTGGAGAATACAATTAAATCGTTTGCTCCACGAAGGACAGGCTTTCTTGGATCTACTGTTTTTAGTCGTGTTGTAGGTTGGCTTCTGACAGCTGGTGCTACGGCGTTTTATGCCTACTTTGTTGAGTTTGGCACTCGTTTTATGCAGGCACGCAGATTCATTCGACGCGCCCTGGAATATTGTTGGCCTGGAATTTGGGATAGACTCAATCAAGCGGTTGACCAAGCCATTAGGGAGGCTTCTACGTAATGTCTTTCCATGAGATCAGTATAGCTGTTCGTGCAGAAAATAGGGCTTCCTATGCTTTTCGTGCAATCGCCATGGATGTTGTGCATTTAGGCTACTCTTTCGGAATGTTAGATTCGCAGACTGGACGGGTTATTAGTGGCATAATGTCTGCTATTCA